CTTCATTGGAGTTCCTCACCGGGGAAGCTACTGCAAACACCTGCGACATCCGGCAATGGCAAGTCTTCCAAATCGGTAGAACCTAAGATGGCTCTAAAGGTCAGGTTCCCTAAACCTGTTATCGTCCGGCCTCTGACGTCCGAGGTTTTGAGCCGTATAAGACATATCAGCACGAGCTTCAAAATCCTTGCAGCTACCGAGGCGAACGAGCAACACGTCATCCTACTCTTTGATGACATAGGGGCAGGGTACAGGGTGAAATCTAGGGACGAGTTAGACGCCATCATTAATGGGTTGGTAGATATACAGGCCCAAGTCTTGAGAGACGGAGTATAAAAATGGCTGGTACTAGAATCTGCGACGTGTGCCAAGAGGAAGTCCCTGCAAAAGGCATCGGTGGTCATAAGCGAGGCCACCGGTCTAAATCGTCTGACGTAATTGCAACGAGAGACCCGAAGAACCCAAATACAATAGTGCTGAACCGGTGGCCCACCAGTGACGAGGAGAAGGCTACCGTCCGTCAACAAATCGAGGGTATCTAAATGATAATGAAAACCCGCAACGTGCTGGGGCAAAAAACCAGAATAACGGTTACAAAAACGAGGCCGGCCAATACGACTGCGTACGGAGCGGAAGACGTGGTGTCTGAAAACGCATCGTCTGGTACGGCGTGGACTTTTGACGCCATCGTTCATAGCGCAGGGGGAAGCGGAACAATCACCGGGGCTGTATTGGTCGATGATGATACAGGTAGGACTCAGGCCATGACTTTGTATCTGTTCGACATCACCCCGACCGGAAACTTAAATGACAACGTGGGGAACACCAACCCGGTTGCAGCCGACACCGATAACTATCTAGGGCGCATTGAGTTCCCAGCCCTGAGTGATAACGGCGGTCTGAGTGACACCCGCGCAAGCCACGGCATAGCCAATGGTCTTCCTCTCGCGGTCAAGGCTGCGTCGGGCGACGATGCAATCTACGGCGTATTGGTTACTGAAGGGGCTTTCACCCCTTCCTCGGGTGAGATATTCCTCATCTCGTTGTTGGTGGATCAAGACTAATGTCGTGGGAACAATTACAGACGATCATGGAGCAAAATAAAGAGTCGCGATTACGCAACCTCACACAGCGACCTATATCTTGCCCACGGTGCGGATTCGTTCTGGACGAGAACGCTACCGGCGTTCTCAACTGTCCTATGGGCCATTACACATGGAGAGGTTAGGGAACCCACAACTTAATAGCTAATTAGCTCTCCCGCAAGCAGGAGATTTATGGCACGTTTATATGGCACCCGCGAGGCTGTCAAAATGGCAGCTGCAATTACAGGGTCTGAGTTGGACTTCCTTATTGACCGGCATCTGCGGTCAACCTCGGCCCACATAGAGAAGGTTCTAAACCGGTGGTTTATCCCGAGGACTCGTACCTACGAGTTCAGATGGCCCCCTCGGTTGTTCTCCCGCCGTTATATACTTGAACTCCCCGACGACCTTCTGGCTGTTACCACTCTGAAAACGCGGGCGCAGAACACAACTCCAACTACGATTTCCAGTTCTGATTATTTCCTTGAACCCCAATGGGGGCCACCCTACGACCGGATAGAAATCGACCTGTCATCTACCGCAGCATTCGAGGCAGGGAACACCCCCCAGAGGTCTATCAGCGTCCTTGGTCGGTGGGGGTTTGGTGAGGATACGGAGTCAGCCGGCACCGTCAGGGACGGTAGCGGTATCAATTCCTCGGTGACCACTCTGGTCTGCTCAGACGGTTCCGCTGTAGATGTTGGTGATACTCTCCTGATTGAATCCGAGTCCATCGAGGTTACCGAGAAGACCAACGCAGCTGAGGAAAATAACGACTTGTTGGACGGGGCGTTGACTGCGGATATGTCGAATACAACGGTCACGGTGGATAGCGGTTCACGGTACAACGCGGGGGAAACGATTCTAATTGACTCCGAGAGGATGTTCATCCATTCGATAAGTAGCAACAACCTCGCGGTCACGCGGGCATATGACGGTTCCGTCCTTGCAACCCATAGCAATAATGCTGCCGTCCATGTGTTCAGGACGTTAACGATAAAGCGGAGTGCAAACGGAACGACGGCAGCAAGTCACGCCCAGACCACGGCAATAAGTCGGTATCAACCTCAACCTGATGTGGTCCGTCTGTGTATAGCGGATGTAATCGCCTCAATCCGACAAGACCGGGCAGCTTGGGGTAATAGCATCGGTGCCGGTGAGGGGGCGCAAGAATTCGAGGCTAGAGGGCTTGGGGAATTGTGGCGACAGGTGAAGAGCGAATACAGGAACGTCTTAGTAGGAGCTGTAGTTTAATGCCGGGAGCGAAGGTTACCATATCTGGCAACTTTTTCCGTCGGGGTAATCTGATTCTGGATCAGTTGGCAAAGGAAGGGGGCCGAATAGTTTCAGAACGGGGTTTGTTGAAAGCCCATTCTTTATTACGGCCCAGACCTGCCGGGGTGTTTTTGTCTGTGGCACAAGTCGGAAAAAAACGAGCAAGCCAAGGACATTACAGACGAAATGTAAATATAGCGAAAGAGGTGCCAGCAGGGGGCAGCGTCCTACATATGATTCACGATGGAGATATTGATTATGGGCCGTGGTTGGAATTTGGAAACCCTTCTACGCGGTTCCGTGGATACCACGTGTTCCGACGGACGGCCCAGTATATGCAAAGTCAGGTCAAGCCGATTATGAAAGGAGTTATGCACCGGTACATCCAGAGGATGAATAAAGCCTAATGCCGTTCGCAATTAGGGACTCCGTGGAAGTCATGCACAGCCACATAGCGAGGCAGGGGTACATTACCCAGCACCAAGTCGGGGAGTTCACCGCTCCACCCATCGCGGAGTTATCCGCAGCGGTTTGGCCCGACAGCGTCGGGATTGCAGAAACAACTCTGAATTCATTGGTGGAGATTCACACATTAACGGTTCGAATTATGATCGATTGGTTGAGGTACAAGGACGCTGAGAGAGAATATAAAATCATGGACGCCCAAAGTCGTTTCTTGACTGACTTAGTAGAAGACTTCCAGCTTGGGGGGAATATCAGAGCTATTGATTTTGCGGGTATGTACGGTGCGTCGGTCTCCATTGATTGGGGGCGAATTGACATCGGGAGTCCATCCAAGATTTATAGGGTTGTGGATATGCGGATTCCTTTAATAATCGACTCCACCGATACCCTTGCACCGTAGGAAAACGATGACCACAACGCAAACAAGGGGGCATAACTAATGGCAAAGAAGACCGGTTTAGGTCAGAGTTTTTATATTGGGGGCAAGGACATTTCGGGTGATGTCAGTGCTATGGATAATGTGTCCTCTCCCAAGGAAGTCCTCGACGTAACTGGTATCGACAAATCGGCCATAGAACGGATAGCGGGTAGGGGGAGCGGTGAAGTCAGTTTCACCACCTTTTTTAACGACGCAGCAAATCAGCAACACGCAGCGTTGAAATCGGTTTCAAGGACTGACGTGGTGGCTTGTTATTTTCAGTCTAGCACCCTTGGCGAAACCGCTGCGGGAATCGTGGCAAAGCAGATGAATTATGACACGACGCGGGGAACCGATGGCTCATTGACCAACTCGGTTCAACTCCTCGCCAATAGTAATGTGTTGGAGTGGGGGAACACGGTTACCGCTGGCAAAATCACTCAGTCCAGTGCGGGTAGTACTACGGGGATTGTAACGTCATCGAGTTCGGCGGGTGGAGCAGCTTACATCCAGATATTCTCATTGTCGTCTGGTACTCCCACGTTCGTCCTTCAGGACTCCTCGGATACAACGAACGGTACTGATGGCAGTTGGGCAACCCTGCTAACTTTTGCTACTCAGGCCGTAGGAGCGGAAAGAAAAACAGTCAGCGGAACGGTGAATAAGGGTCTGCGGATTACAACCACCGGGACATTCAGCAACGCGGTCATAGCGGTAATGTTTCGCCGGGGCGAGGCCGTGGACGCTGAGGGTTATTAAATGGTTCTTTTTCAAAACCGAACCGCCCCCCAGATACGACCGTTCAGGGACGTGCCTATTGCTGGTAGTCAGGGTTGGAAATTAGCAGCACCCATAACGAGTCATATGAACGACGTGGGCTGTCCTCAAATACAATGTTCGGCGCACATCAACGGTTGGGTAACCATCGTGCCGAGGGATTCGGGACACGCCGATTACATACGGCGGTTATCAGGGCGACGGTTCAGGGAAGAAATCACTGAAGATAATTTATCACGGTTCTGGTTCGAACCCGGCCAAGAATGCTTCGACCGCCACAGACAACGGAACGGCAGGGACGCATACCCAATAAGACAAATCGCCCACGAAAAGAAACTGGTCGAATATGACCGGTGGTTGTGGGATTTTCAGGAAGAGACCTATAAATTTAAGCGGGAGCGTGGATAATGGCTAAAGAATCTGGTTTAGGTTGGACGACTTGCTCAGTCGATGACAGCTCGGGAACTTTGAGGGCACTAGTAAATGACGTCACCGGGGTCAGCTTTGCAATTCCTCGGGCGGTTCAGGACGTAACCGGTCTGGACAAATCGGCAATAGAACGCCTGCTGTTGTTGGCGGATTTCTCCGTGACTATCGACGGAGTTTTTAATGACGCATCTAACGTGTCTCACGACGTGTTTAAAACGGTTGCATCGGCTGACGTAGCTCGGACGGTTACGTTGGTGGTCAGCGGGCAGACCCTGACAAACGAATGCCTTCTGACGGATTACCCGCTAACGAGGGCAAGCACTGGTGAATTTACTTATTCCGTACCGGGCGTTTTGCAGAGTGGTACAGACCCGACGTGGAGTTAAAATGGCTAAACGTCAGATAAAAGAAGCCCGTACAGCGCCGAGTAGCATTGTAGAACTGGCATTCCACGAAGAGTGGGAAGGCATCTTTGTCAGATGTGAGATCCACGTAGACCTCGACATCTTGTTTGCAATACAGGAGTGTCTGACGGACGATTTCGGGGAAGCGATGAAGCTCTTTACTGCTCACGCCCTCGTTGAGTGGAATTATCCGGATGCCAAGGGCAAGATTAAACCGACCATAGGCCGTAACGGAATTATGCCAGTTCCGTTGGCATTTGCGAAGTTGCTAATCGTTCAGTGGATTCAAGCGGTGGCAAATGTGCCAGACCCTTTATTCGAGCCATCAATGAATGGCGGGCAGTCGGTAACGGAGCCGTCCGAGCTGACGGAACTATTGTCACCAAGCCGAGCCTTCTGAACAAGTACGAGATTATCGAAAGTCTCTGCGCCAAATACCACTGTTTGCCTTCGGAGATTTTGAGGGAGCCGGCAGGGTTACTTTTCCATATGGGAGCAGTAATGGCAAAAGCACACCCCGACCCGGACGCGGTGCAAATGGAAGGGTACGACGGCCCGCCTATGGACGCCCCTTTTATGAACGATTACGGAAAGCAAAGGATGGAACAACGTGGTCTCATCCGGTAACGTCGTCAGAATTGATGTTGTAGCTGACAC